GTAGTATTTTGATACATGAAATGAGTACCAGCTTCTTCTACATCATTTAGATATGTCATAAAGACTAATACTCTATCGCTACCTGGCTTAACAGGTTGTCTCTCATAATGCCATTGAAAGAATCCTTCACCAGGCTGATATCTCTGAATGTTAAAGTTCTCAACAATATCTAATTTCCAAGCACCAGTACCTCCTGATGATGGGAACATCTTAAAATAATCTTGAAGAACAGAATTAAGACAATCTAGATAGTTAGCTATTGCTGTGTCAGATCTTTCAGGTCTCTGAACAGTAACATCTGTTGATTTCTTAAAAACCTTTCCAACATCACCATCTGCGTCTTTAGTTTTACCTTCAGATTTATTATCTGCTGCATCATACCATTCCATCAAGCCATCAGAAACAGAATCTGGAAACTGATACAATCCTATATGATGAACAGGATCGTATTTTTCTACTTCAAGTTCCATAGAACATCCTTTGAATAGCTATAATATGCTTTGATGCAATATTAACTGCCCATTGATTACCAGACTCTTCTGCTAACTCTTTCCAAGCCAGCAGCACTTTAATTTTATATTCCATTACAGCTATGGACTCCTTATTCATTACCAGGACCTCTTTGTTTATATCTTAGAAAGAGATAGATTGATAAACCTATTATAATTAAAGATTCGTTTAACGGATTCTCAAACCATAATACAAATAGCAACGCTACAAATGTAGTAAGTAAAAAAGTGAACAAGAGGGTAGTTAACTCTTTGTTCACTTCATATTCAGAATAAGTATAATATTCGTCTTTTCTCAAATATTTCTTAACCAATTCCAATATCATTTTTGTATCCTTCGCTAATAAGCTGATCGAATCTGCTACTAGCCTCTTCTAAACTTACATGCTTAATGTAGGATGCGTCTTTGTAAGTCGAATTGTATCTATAGAGAATAGTAGCGCTACTTTCCTTTCTATTATAGACAAATTCAACAACTTTTTGACCTTTTTTTAACTTCATTTAAAGGTTGCTCTATATTCAGATTCCCAGCTTCTACCATACTTAGCCATAATTTTCTTTTCACTATCAGTCATCTGATTTAAGCGCAATCTTCTTTGCTTATCTCTATCTTTTTGAGACATACCTTTAATTTTATTAGAGACTGCGCCTACCATTTTAGCTTCATCTGAGCTATATCTACTTTTACCCATTAGTTAGCTCCTGTAACAAAAACCCATTGAACACCTGTATTAGGAGAATCGCCATGTTTAAAATTACCTGCTTTGTTCCAGTCAATCATAGCAATACTCTTATCTTTATTATACTGAGTAGAATATTTAGAAATATCTTCAGTTGTTTGAGTACTATAACTATATTGTTCTGTTTTATTTTCTTCTGGATGTCCAATAATTTGATGAGCACCATAACCTAATAGACCTAATATAAGAGCCGCTTCCATTCTATTCTCCTTCTAATTTACATTTATTAAAATCTGCTGAATACCAGCTAGCTTGAGCTTCTGGAGATTTATCTTTCTGCCATTTCTTCGTAGTAGGATCATAAGCACCTGTACGAGAAGAGATCTCTTTGATAACTTCATCCATTACCTTATCACCATCATATCCATACTTAGCCATCTCGCCATAGCAAAAGACAATCATATCTGCCATAGCATCAATTCTGCCATCAATATCATCTTTAGCTTCTAGAAACTCGCCACATTCTTCTACGATCATAGCGATAAAGCCATTACGGTCTGGTTCATTCTGAGTAATCAGACGTTCATCTGACCACTCTTTAATTCTAGTAAAATTACTCATCCTGCACTCCAATAAAATTTATTCTTTGTCTTAAATTTGTTATAATTAGGTACCCATCCTTTTTCTGTGTTGAAAGCATAAAACGCACCTGGTTCGATCGGGGTTGACTTATCAAATTTAGTAGATGAAAAGTCATGTCCTTCTACAAACATAGGAGAGTTTTCGTTTCTAAACATATATAAAGATGGATTATATTTACCGTACCACAGACATGCAAACGAGCCATCTGCCTCTGATAGAACATTATCTACATTACCTGTATTAAGTAGATGTAATAACCATTTAGTATCCCATGACCAATCTTTGTCCCATGAGTTTTGCCATACTTTAATCTGATAGTCCTTTATGATACCATTATGCCAGAGATAATCTCCTTTGTCATTAGCAGGGTGAATAGAATCCCAATCCTTGCTATCAGTAGTAGGTGCTTGCACATGACCAATATAGTAATAATTTTTATCTAGATCGAGTTTAGGAAACTCTCCAAAACCTTGAGTAACTAGAGCTACTTTTTTTCTATCGTAATATGAGATAGAATAGCTATGAGAGCCTCTATAACTATTAAGCTTAGCTAACTCATAAAACTTATCTCTATCAAATGAACCAAATATAGCACACATTAAATATAAATCTCTCCTCCATTATGATTATAAGCACCTATCATACAATCTCTATGACCTGAGACTGCATAAACCATAGCACCATACTGAGGGTATTCATTAAATGTATTCTCAGCATCTTCCATAGCTAGTTCAAGAGACTCAAATTGCTTCTTATAGCAATGAGCTCGTCTATTACCTCTCTTCTGAAATACTGTAAAGTACTCAGCGTTATTATATACTTTCATGTCTTGATCAGTAAAGTTAGGATACAATGCCATTAGTTGCCCCATGGGATAAGGATTGAATACTCGATTGGATCTTCCATACCTTTATTCATAAAGGATTGAATCCTCTCTGAACATGAAGGACATTTACCGCATGCGATTCCATAACCATCTTTAGAGATTGGATCGTAACAAGTAAAAGAATGCTTAAGAAGATCAACAGCATCAGCTTCTTCTAGTAAGCTAATTTCTTCAGTTTTACTAAGATCAGCAAATGGAGCGATAATCGTCAAAGGCCATGATCTATTCTGATCATAGATATTATTCAAACCATCTACAAACTTTTGAGTAGTATCCCAATAACTATATTCGTCATGTACTTGCAAGCCACATACGATATGAGAAGCAGCATTAGCTTCAGCAAAAGCAGCAGTAAGAGAGAACATAATCATATTACGATAAGGAACATAAGTAGGAGGCTGAGGATTGCCTAAGATATCATTAATAGTAGGCATTTCAATATCCGTACCAGAGATATTAGCTGATACATGTTTAACGATATCACCTAAAATAGATAAGTCTAGCACCTTTCTTTGGACGCCTAGCTCAGCACATAGACGATCTGCATAGTCTAGTTCTACACTCTGCTTCTGTCCATAGTTAAAACCTAGAGAAATAACATTATCAGCTCCATATTTTTTAGCACATAGAATAACAGCAGTAGCGCTATCCATACCTCCACTATGAGTGACAACAACTTTCTTATCTGTAATAGGTAACCTATCCATAATTTCGTTATACTTATCTAATTGCATTGATCTTCTCTTCATATATGCTGTGTGTCTCTCTTGCTGCATTATTGACGCTCTGTCTTAGCATGTGGTAGTTCTACCATACTCATCAGATGAAAACCTGCATCTATAATAGTAGCATCGTCTGTAGCCCTTACAGGGTTAATATCAATTCCACCTCTACGAGTATATAAACAAGCTACAGCAACTCTAGCTTCAGGCATTAGAACGCTCAATCTCTTATACACACATTCACAGATCTCTTCGTGAAAGTGATTCTCTTTACGCATGCTTACAATATATTGTAAGAATGACTCAGGAGTAATAGTATGACTACCATTCACATAAACATAGATATCACCCCAATCAGGCTGATTAGTCACTCTACAATTCGAACGAAGAGCGTTAGTATGATAGAAGGTCTCAATGAGATCAGCTCCTGCAATCTGTTCTAGTTCTAAGATATCAGGATCTTCATTATACCTATCGAAAGTGATTGAGCTAACGTCTACAACATCTTCTACAGTAGTATATGACTCTTCTACTGCTTTCCCTGGAGTAGAAATATTACGAGTAAAGTTAGCTTTAACAGGTCCTCCAATACAACTAGTCAGATCAGCTTCCATAATCTCAGTAGCTCTTTGTACAGCCTCATCTAAGTTATCACCCATCTTAGCCATATTAAAAGAGTTTAGATATAGTTTAATCGACTTCGATTCTACAATATTAGTAGTATTGCACGGATAAACATATTTCATCACACCGCTGACAGGGTATCCGTTATCTAGTAGAAAAGATACTTCATATGCATTCCATACATCGAAGCCTTCAAAGTCGCTTACTTTAATATTATAAGCGGTACGATTTAAAACTCTAGGGATACCTACTAGTAGACTAGAATCTACCTCATCAGGGGTCTCATAACGAGTCATAGTACCTCCATCAGAAGTACGACCTAAATGCTGACTAGCAATATCTTCAATTACACTATTCATCTTTGATTCCTCTATCCTTCTCTAACTTCTCAATAGCAAAATTAATAAACGTCGCAGCTTTATACAACTCCTGCAACACATCATCCTTCTTACCTAGACGCCATAGATACTTAAACGCCTGATAACGATTATAATCAGTATAAACATCATTCTCATGATCTTCACACAAAGCTTCAATAACTTTAATACACTCAAACTCTACCATGCGTTCAGCACGATAGTGATTAGGTCTGATACTCTTCAAAATACTTCTCCCATGCACGTAAACTAGTATGTCTTAATATATTATAGTAGTTACCCTTAAAAGTTTCTTTCACTTTCATAGCAACTCTATCTTCTGTTAATATTTCACCTGCATCAACTTCAGGTACAACTCGATGACAAACAGAACCAATCCATGTCATCCAATCCTCTATTCTCTCTTGAGGGTCTTTACCCTTTAACCAAGGATATTCTGATATTAAGCCAGGATGGCCGTTAACGATATGACAGGCATGGCATACATCTTCTGGAATAATTCTCAAGTAACCATGTAAAGTAACCAACGAGCTATATTGATAGTTTTTAAGCCTGTTCATAATATCTACATGATTAAAGACTAGAACTTGACTATCAACATCTTTTAAGACATCTGTCCAAATATCATTTGCTCTATTATTAGTCATAATTAGATCAGGTGACCTACCTAATTTCTTAGATAGGTCTCTAATCTCTGAGCCAGTTTGTGAAAACAAAGCTACCCACTTCATCGGCACATACTCTTAAAGCTCTTTATATTATACTCAATGGTACCCCATGCGTCATTAACGTCTTCGTCAATCATAGTATAAAGTTTAACGGAAGCTTTATTCATTAAGCCGTTGCTATCATAAAAGATATCCTTAATACCATGCACGACAGGGTTAGAGGTATCTAAGCTATCAATCCAGTCATACTTAACATAAGCTTTAAACTCTTGAGGTAAACCACACCCTAGTAGATGATGCTGTTTACTCGTATCAATAACACCTTCTGCTAGCATCTTAGCTAATGTATCTTGACGAGCATTCATCATCTTAATATATTTGTTATCACCGTCATACTCTTGAAAGAATGGATGATTAAACGACAATGCAATCTTATCTACTCTATCATCGTTTTTCATATACTCATAACAACTAACTAACTCATCATATGAACTACCTTGTGCTACTCCTATTACCTTACCAGGAAGATCCGGATACGAATCCATAAAACTATTAAACGAATCAATAGTAGGTTGTGCATAATCTAGCACATCTGGTACAATATACCAAGTAGGTTTCATAGCTTTTACCCAATGCGCAAACCTTTCAGCATTCCAAGCAGTACCTAGTTCGAAGATAGAATTATCTAGAATAGTCTCTCTTCCGTTAGCTACACACTCATGAGCTTTTTTAAGATACTCTTCATTCTCTTCAAATAGATGAACTAAGAAATAATCATAATCTGTTATCTGTTGCACCTTATCAAATATACTTAACGGTGCTTCATGCGCTATCTTAATCATGCAGCTTTAATACCTCTCTGTTTTTTAAATGAGCTTCAGCAATATCATCTTTACTCTGTCCATAATAAGGGACAGCATGGTTTTTTTCTACTAGATATTGATTAAGAGATTTGTCTGCAAAGTTTGTAACTCTCCACAACTCACCCATAATTCTACCAAACTTACCTTTACTATCATATGACTTGGTTTTAAGTATCATACCTTTTTCATCATCACAAAACTTTTCAACGAAAGCAGATGCGGCTTTACCATAAATTTTTTCTATATCATCTCTTGTTCTAGACTCAGGAGTATCAATACCATAAAGTCTAACTCTTTCGTTTTTAAGCCAGACACCAAAACCTAAATCAATATCTACATCTACAGTATCGCCATCTACCACTCTTCTAATATTAACTCTATATTCAAACATTTAATCTCCATAAAAAAAAGAAAGAGAGAGTCAAGACTCTCTCTTCTATACGATCTAACTAATTGCTAGTTTAGATCTAAGGTGTGCTAGTAGTACTCCATAGATTGGAAGGAACAATACTAGTGATGTAATAATCTTAAAGATTACATCAACTGTAGCAATCTCTAGCCAGTTAGCAGCCATAAACTCGTTAGTTGGATGGTTTGCAAACGCAGCGTAGAAAAATAGATAAGTATCTACTAGATTAGCTACTACAGTAGAGATAGCAGGAGCTACCCACCATAGGTCTGTAAACTTTTCTCTAATACGTTGGAAGACAGAAACATCAAACAACTGACCAATAAGATATGCTAGAGCGCTAGCAAAACCAATTCGCCAATCAGCGATTAGAGCACTAATCACGATAGCAGGAGGAAATGCTAATGCAATTACAGCTCTGGCTTGGTACTTATTAGTTAATCGTACAGTTAAGTCAGTAGCGATAACCACTAACGGGAAAATAAACATCGCCCAAGTAAAATGATACCCAAACATGGTACCACTAAACTGCACAATATAATTAGCAGCAGCAATAATTACTAGATGAACCATTACCAACTTCATTAACAAGGAACGATCAACGTCCCCAATATTAAACCATTCTTTTAGCATTTTATCTCCTTATCTACCGGCAAATTCTTGTTGAAGTTTAATATGATCAAAGAACTCTTTCTTTGTAGTCATATTATCATCTAGAAAATGCCCTTTTAGAACAGCGGTTTGAGTAAGAGAGCTATGAGCTCCAATACCCCTATTCTCACAACAACCATGCGTCGCTTGAATATATACAGCTACATGCTCACTTTCAGTAGCTTGTTGAATTTCTCTACAAATATCGTTACACAACTCTTCTTGTAGAGTACCTCGTCTTGCACACCATTGAGCAATGCGAGTATATTTAGATAGACCAATAACTTTTTGACCAGGAATAATACCAATATATGCAATACCTGTAACTGGCTGATGATGATGAGAGCACATAGACTTTAGCTCTGATCTAACAACCAGCATGCCTTCATACCTATCATCACCATCATTAGGAAACGCAGTAGCGTTAGGTCCTTGAACATATCGACCAGCCATAATCTCATTATAGTACATTTTAGCTAACCGATGAGCTGTACCTTTAGAATTAGGATCATTCTCTCTATCAATAAGCAACGCATCTAGTACTCCTTCAAAAGCAATAGTAGCTTCATCAATAAGAGCTTCTCTAGTTGTATCGCTCATGTATTCAGAGATATTATCTCCTGCCCAAAAGCGTTTACCATCGCTTCTAAGCTTTTCTATAATTGCATGTGATACTTTTTTATCTGACATTAACCCTCCAGTCCTTTGACAATAATTTCCATTTCATTTAGATCTTGCTGCTTCTTATTAGCAACGCTTTCTTCAAGATCTTTATAAGCAGAAGTAGCTTTAATTTTATCTAACAACATGCTATCTTTTCGTAGACGATTAACAATAATCTTATTAGCTTCAATATCACTATACTCTAGAAGAACAAAAGCTCTATATTGAGGACCATCTTGTACAATTTTAGAGTTACTTACAGCATAACCAGCTACATCAACATCAGCAATTAAGTTAGTAGTAACTTTCTGAATATCTTGAGCAACAGCGGAATCTAAATCATTAGAACCAATACGAGTAATAAACTGCTTAGTCTTAGATGATAAACGACCGTTAATTCGATCTGCTAAAGTAGTCTTAGCATTAAGGATAGCAATATCCATAGCTAATTGCATATCAGGAGTAACTGCAGTACCAGAAGAAAAGATAGTATTATCTTCTTTAGGGTATTGAAGATACCATTCAGGGATAATATTTACCTGAGTCTCAACTTTAATTTTATTATACTCTACTGGATCTTTAAGAAGAGATGCAGTATTATTAGAACAAGCACCTAGCACTAAAGCACTAGTTGCGATTAACGCGATATTTTTCATAATTTACTCCTGATTAAAACCAAATATAGATAGTAGCGAAGAAATATTAGCAGCTTTCTGCTCTGCTAACATTAAGTCTACCTGTATATTATACAAAACCTGCTCTGGATTTTCGTATGAATTTAGAGGTAGACCATATATTTTAGATGACATCACATCGTGAGCATCCTTATTAGGATATGTATGAACTTCGATTACTTTAGGAGGGGTTTTACAAACATACTCCGTAGTAGAAGATAATACTTCTCCATTCGTATCATGTACTATATTATTAATATAAGTACAATCTTGACCATAGGCGAAACCTGCCCAGAAAGAACTAATCCAAATTAATATTAACCACGTACAAATTTGAAACATTGTTCGTCTTTTCGCATAAAACAATCTTTGTATCCTTCTGCTGCAAGTTCTACAGTTGTTAGACAGCCACTCAAAGAGAAGCAAGTTATTAACATTATAATATATTTCACTTCTAAGTTCCTATTGCATTACCAAACAAATAACAATGTAAACGTCCAGACACATTATAACCTTTCTTAAAGGCTATTTCTGCAATCTCGCCTGCACCCACTTCTTGATCTTCCACAGTAGCGCCAACAGGCATAATATAAACAGGCCATTCAACACCTGCAGCTCTGAAGTTTGCAATAACGTCATCGAGTTCATCCCATTGTTCCTTTTTTGGTCCTAATACAAATTTAAGTTGACCTTCTGGTGTATGCCATCTGCTATTAATAACTCTACTTACTTTTGCATACTGTGCAACAACTTCAGGCTGAATAGCTTTTTCTGCTTTTTCACCTGCAACAGTCCATAGCTTAGGCGAGCAAGAAAAGAATACAGGAGTTTGAAAGAGTCCTCTATTATAAACATACTGCTCGAAGCTAGTACCTAGATGTTGAGTACCGTTCGTTTCGAAAGTAATCGACTTAGGTAGATTCTCGTCATTTTTAAACTCTTCATACATTTCAATGAAAGCTTTTTGAGCATGCCTCATTAGAGGTTCTCCTCCAGTAAAGCACATATGAGCTTTCATCTTTGATTCTGGATGCAAGAACTTTCCTTCAGGATTACTTTCAGTTTTAGTAGTCTCTTTAATAAGATCTACCAACTCTCTAGCTGTCTTTTGACCCATAAGATGCTTAAACTTCTTTGACCAAGTATAAGAAGAGTCACATCCTTTATCCCATACAGGAAGATCTTCTACTCTATTTACACTCTTAGCATCAAAAGAGTCATAAGGTAGTTCATAAGTATCAGGATTAGTAGGATCTATCTGACCAAAGCCATCACACTGTAAGTTACATAGAAAAAATCTTAACCATAAAGTCCATTGACCGGTATAAAGACCTTCTCCTTGAATAGAGTTAAACGTCTCTGAGTAGTAATATTTCGTTTCTATTTTTTCTCTCCTAATATTGGAATAGCTTTGACTACTCTGTCTTTAATATCAATTACACTATCTGATGAAATGACATCTATAATCAGCTTAGTTAAATCAACATCCTTTTGTAGATGTTGTATCTTTTCTTGGAATTCTATCAACTGTTTCTGATAGTATTCTATTTCTTTCTCTTTTCTTAATTTTTGTTCTATTAAGTCAGTTAGAACAATAATTCTACCTTCTTCAGACATACTTTTCTTTTCGTATATTGAAAGGTGAATAGATAGCGCTATTAGCTCCATGCTCTGAGCATTCGCATTCTTCTACCCATACTCGTCCATCTGTTTGTTCTTTAACAAGGTTGTCAGCAAAGTTAAACGCATGCTCTGCAAACTTTTCTGCACCTACACCATCTAGTTTTGTAAGCTCTGCTAGACCATGCATTTGTAGAGATTCTAGATGAGATAGTTTAGGGTCGTTAATATCTAGAACTACCTTATGATCAAAAGTATCTTCAAGCCATTGCTTTAATGGCTTTAGACCTCCAAAATCTTGCACCCAGTTGCGATGATCTAATTCACTTGCCCCGAAAGTAAATTTAAATGCTAAGCTATAGCCATGTAAAAACCTACAATGACTATGATCAGCATGCGGTTGACGAAACACAGCGCTGAGACCTATATTGTGACCGTAACGTTTAGTCGAGTAATGCGGCATAATTATCCTCCAATGTAACAGTATACGTAGGAGCTCCTACAAACCATTTAGGTTTAGAAGAGTTTTTCCATTTAGCAAACGTAAACTTATCCATATTATAGTAATTATGATAAGCTTTTACAGGGTCTTTATCTTTATATTTGTCTGGCATAGCTTGTACAAAAGCAGTTCGTCTATCAGAAGGAAATGTCATATATTCCATTTGAGCTTCAAAGATACTAAGCTGACCTTCACATGAATGCACTTTGTTATATCTATTGGAATACTCTACACATAGAGCTCTAAGATGTTTAATAAGCCATTTATAGTTACCTTTAGACTGCATAGTCCACATAGTGCATGGGTGTTTAATATGAGCTTTAGGATAACCTGCTGTACCAAAGCGCTCAGAAGGTTTAAGATTGTCATTACCTGAATATAAAGGAGAGTAATTATTATCCATTACAGCTGATAGCATCTGACAAGTTTCTACAATCATCTTAACAACATGTTTATCACATTGCATTTGTGCAGCTTTTTTAGCGTCACGATCTAATACAAATATATTCATACTTTTCCGCCTTGTTCATAGTATTTCATTCTATCTTTAAGATATTTACGAATAAATCTGAGTTCAGATATCTCATCTGACTCAGATACTCCATTCGCTTTTATTATAGTAATTTTTGTGTTAATGTTAACGATTTCATCAAAAAGAGCTCTTGCTTGAGACATTGAACCGCTACTCATTCCATTACCCATATTAAGAGTAATTTGATCTTCTTGATCTTCTGAGCCCATTAATTTCTCCGCATAGTAGCATAATCAGAGCCATTCTGATCGCGATTAACAGGAACAAGATTAGACTTATGCATAGTAGCAAATCCTACAATATAGTTACCAGTATAAGTATTCTCGAGTTTCTTATTAGTATTACCTACAACTCTATCAGAAGTCTGAGCAGTTCTAGTACCTTGATGAGACTTATAATCAGGCATAGCAGTAATACCTAAGCGTTTACCCTTAGCGTTATGAGGAAGAGCTGCCTTAATCTGATCAGGATGAACTCCTCGTTTACGAAGCCACTTATCATGCTCATCTTTAGCACGTTGCTGATTAATCGTTAAAGACTTTCGCTTTGATCTCATCTAACATTTCCTCCTGTAAACGATAAGCTTCTTGCTCATATGGTAACTTAAGATATTCTTCGTAATTATTATAAGGCTTATCCGTAATTTGTTTACGAATATATTGCCGAACATGAACCATTTCATGAATAAGAAGAGTAACTAAATCATCAGTAGCTTGATCTAGAGCAGATTGAGATATAGCTAAGAAAAAAGTATCTTCAGCTTCTTGATGAATCATAGCTTCAGCATCTCCCATGTCTTTATCTAGAGCAATATGACAATCGATAAACACAGGATTACGACGCTTTGGCATAAGAGAGTCAAGGGACTGCTCGATGACATCTCTGATAAGTATACCTTGTTCTTCATTTTCTACTCCTACAATATCTAAACATACGATCATAGACTAATTCCTTTGCGATAAGATTTAACAGCACCTTTAACCATATTAGGATATTTTCCTAGATAAGTACCAGCTTCTAAATCACCTTTAGTAACTAAATGCTTATGCATATGATCAACGCTATCATAATTATAGAGCAGCCATTTAGAAAGTTCATCAAATTCTGCATCTGATATAAGAGGTTTATCTTCTACATAATAAGCATAAGAACACATAAGGTATTTGGCTATTGGATTTTTCATTACACTCTACCTTCTGATACAGCTTTTGAAACGATAGAAGATGAACGATTGTGACATACATCTAAATATCCTTGACGACCAAACTGCTCAAGAACAGCATCCATAACTATCTCACGAAAAATAGGAGCTAACATATTCTCAATACGATCCCAATCAGTTCCATGATTAGCTATACCAAGCTCCATAGTAGTAATACCAAACATCTTGAGCTCACGGCCTCTGTTCATAAGACCGTTGTTAAAGATGTCATGAATTACATTCTGTGCTCTACGAAAACGATCCAGCCTTTTATTCTTTGTGAATTTCTTCTCACAAGCACCTTGCATAGGTACCTTTTCGTTTAGCTTATCAATAACAACTTCAAGATCACCACAAGTTCTATCTAACCAAATACCCATTACGCAGCCTCCCCAACTTCTGGAAGGCTATGAAAACCTTCCTGACCAACAACCATATAGTTACCATCTTCGTCTAAGATGATATCTCCGATAGAAACAGATTTCATTTTATTATAAACGTCAATCTTTTCTGCAGGACCAATATTACCAATCTCAAATACTTCTTCAAGACTGTTAGCAGTAATATTAGCAACAGGACGATACATAAAAAGATCGTTACCATCTACCTTACCATAGAATGTAATATTGAAAAGCTTATCAGCATGAGCTTTTGACTTAGATTGACCATCTTCAAAAAAATCTTTGCTATCAAATTGGTAAACTGTATATTCCATAGTATTCTCCTCGTTTCTCATTCTATACATATATTATATACTACTTTTATAGAAAGATCAACTAAAAAAGGGCCTCAAAAACTCAATGTTTTCAAGGCCCTTGGAAAAAAGTTTACTTTTTTTTGTTTTATTATTGCGAATCTTTCATAGCTTTTGCTGAAACTGTACCAGCGCTTGCAGGTCTACTTGTTCCTGCTTTTTTACGCTTGTTCATATAATACCAAAGACCTTTCTTAGCAGTTTTACCGTCTTTAGTTACATGGGTATCTTTTTCTTCGTTGGTAGTATCTTCACCTTTATACTTACCATCTTTCTTGAGCTTAGCCATAACAGCTGCCTGTTGAGCTGCGTTAGCAAATCCTTCTGAAGACATCTTATTAACAGCTCTGCTAATACCTTTACGACGATTTGCAATCTTTCTGTTATTTTTTCTATCAGCATCTGTATGAGTGGGGTTGTTATCTCTCATACCTTGAGTAAAAGAACGATTATCAACATCATTTACAGCTTTTTTAGTATATGAAGCCATAGTCTTTTTATCAAGCTCGTCTACTTGCTCAACACCTTCCATTGATTTAACTTTTTTACGAGTTGGCATTGATGAAGTATCACTTTTATTGAGCATACCATGCTGACCTGTACCTAAATCATCTTTACCATGATAACCTTGAGCTTTAGCTGCTGGCACTTTGGTAATTTTACCACCTTTTTTAAGGTAAGCATCCATAGCAGCTTGATCTTCTTTTACACCAGAGTCTCTTGAAGCTGAAGACCTTCTTAAATTTGAAGCTGATTTTTTAGAACGAATAATCATTGCTTCATCAGTTTGTCTGCGTTTTTTAAAAGCAGCTTTAACAACAGAAGCAGGTCTAGGCTTAGGCTCTGACTTTTCAGTGTCTAAATCTTTATACATTCCCTCAGAAACTTTGGCACGAAGTTCTTTTTTCTTTTCAGCTGAAGTAATACGCTCAATACTAACTACAGCATCTGGATCTTTAAATTTTTTACGAAGCTGAGATTTAATAGTACCTGCTGAACCTCCTTCGATATACATCATAGGAAGACCTTCGACTTGTACTTTAAAAGTACCTTCTTCAATATGTTCATCATCTTCAGAAACAGCGCCTTTTTTGCGGACCATTTTCATGTCTGCTTTATCAATCTTTTTGTCTTTATTGTGATCTAATTTATGCTGATCTCCATGAAGCTCTTCAGGAACTACGGTAGGTTCTACTTCAACTTTAGGAGTTTTAGAAGCAGGCTTCTTCTTTTCATCAGTAGCAGCTTCTTTCATATCTTTTGAGTTATGAATCATTTTATGAACGTCAGGATGTATCTTTTGACCAGTTTTCTTTTCAACGTGTTTAACAATAGCTGATTTTGATCTCATACCACTTTTAAAAGCTGCTTTTGCATGCGCTTCGTGATTGTGAGGGTTTACACCAGTATTGTCACCATACTGTCTTTGATATGATCGCCCTTGAAATGAGCTCATACTGCTACCACTATCTTCTTCAATTGGATGCTCAATGACCTTACCATTTTCATCTTTTTCATGATGCTCATCCATTTTTGATCTTGTTGAATGTGATTCAGGATCAAAAGTAGTTTTAGTAATATAATTTGCGTAAAAATCTGTCATCGTTGCCAGCCTTTAATATATTCTGATGAGAAGTTAAAATGAGAAAAATTAAGTCTATCTACTAATTTAACTGCTTCGCCTCTCTCTGTGTTAATAGCTACGTAACCTTCTGGTTCTGTAACTCTGAAACCGTCTTTTGTAAGAACGAATGTCTTCTGATTATTTATCATATTTAACTTATCGATAACAAGCATTTTAGCTTTAGTAATCTCATCTACGTAAGAAAACGATTTAACTAAAGTACTCATGTTTCTGTTGAGATCATCTATAAGTTGTTTAAGAGCAGCTCTTTTAGTTTCTTTAGCAGTATCAGTAGTTACCTTAGAAATAACTCTAAGTTCCCAATACTCTTTCAAGTACTCAATATAATCTCTTGCTGCGGTTCTTGGATTAGGAAGTTGACCTGCTCTAATTCTACTATTGATAAAAGTCTTAACATTAGCTCCTGCAGCTGAAGATGGTATTGTATTCATAATATCTACAATTTTATCAAAACCACCAATTAAACGGTCTGCTTTATCTATATGACCTTTAAGAGAGCGATATTCAACCTCTGAAAAACCTATCTCAGCTCCTTTAAAGTATGCATCATCCATCCAACAGGTTCTAGTTTTTCTTAGTCTATTTACATCTACTCCAAACGAAGCAGAATAAGTAGATAGATCACCTCTTCCAGAATAAGATGTATGCCATACAATACCCATATTAGCATTAGCAATTGTCTTAGCTACATCGCTTTCAGAAGGCCAAGCATAAACAATAGTATTAGGATGTACCGTTAAAAATCGCTGGCCATCAATAGTTTCATATTTTTGGTCACCTTTAGAGAACATCATATCTCCTTGAAGAACTGTGTTCTTAGGAATACCAACCTTAGGTAATTCTTTTAAAGCTACTTTAAGTTTATCAGCTTTACCACCCTGTTCGTTATCAGTGATATCTCTCTCTGTCTTATAAAGTTTTGGATTCTTAGCAAAGACAGATTTAGTTCCTACAAAAAATTTACCATCTTTAGGATCATAACCTGCGAACAAAGCAGGAGCTCCATCCCACTTAACGGTTAAGTCAGCGTGATTTGTTCCTACTTTGTTTAAGAAATCGTTTAAAAATTCAATAGCAGCTTTAGCGCCTACATCTCCTCTTTCGAAGACATCTTCATCAGCATGAGTCATATGAAGATTCTGTTTAGAATCTGCTGCTTCAAATAATTCAAACTTTACTATGTTCATAACGCTCTTTCTTTAAACTATTTATAGTATTGATTCTATTGTTTACTACATCCCAATTTATGATGTTAATAAAACCTTGAATATACCTTGAAATATCATTTCCATAGTTAAAAATATACGCGTGTTCCCAGCAATCTATAACAAGCACAGCGTTATCTACTATTCTATTATTAGGAATAATATTAATATATCCGCTATGGTTCATAAACAACCAACCGTTACCTTGAATTTGTTCTGCTTTATTGATTAGAGAAGATAAGAATCTATCATATGTACCATACCTTAATTCAATATTACTCAATACTCTACCTGTTGGAATATTATTAAGTCTTGATTCTCTTATATTCTCAAAATAAAGTTTGTGTAAAAATGCACCAGCTTTATCAAAGGGAATATCTCCTTCTCCTTTATTAAAACGATCAATATGCCCAGAGTAGATATGGTTATAGTGTAAATCAAACGATTGTTCACTAATAACTGGTTTAAGTTTAGAAATATCAAATGATACTTGTGTTTGCTCAAGCATCTTCATTTGCTAGCTCTTTCGCTTTAGCAATTAAATTTTTGGCTTCTTGATTTAGTTTTTTAGCTTCAGCTTTCTTCACCTCTGCTTGCTCTAAAAATTCAGCAGCTCTTTCTTCACTAGTCTTAGGAGAAGGAGGAGTTACAATAGAATTATTTTCAATATTCAATGCTGGAAACGCAGTTTTAACTACATCTACATTAATATCAAACTTATCGTTTAGAGCTTTATCTTTAGCAATACAAATAATATCTGCTTCTAAAGGATCAACAGCTTCTAACATTTCAATAAACATTTTTTCAATTTGAAGCGGTCTCATCTTAACAGATTGACCTGAACGAACAATAACAGGAAAAATACGTAAATATTCCCATAACGATGATCTGTTAGGACCATCAGCTACATCGTTCCTATTGAAAGGAGGGATACCATCTGGAAGCATAGGTACAATAGTTTTACAGAAATTCATCTTCAATACTCTATGAAGAGGAGTATGATCGTAGTATCTTTCTTTTAGGGTTTTAATTTTAAGATCGTCACTCTTAAGTGAGTTGATCTCGTCTAGTATCTCGAAGACTTGCATGTCCCGGGGCTTGATATTGTTCATAATTTAGTCCTTTTCTTACACTTTTCATAATATTTTCTGCATCTCTTTGCAGATTTCTAGGAAGACCTGATTTAAACTCTTTAAGGTCTTCATTAGTCGCTAATTCTCTCATCTTAGATGCTGACATTCCACTTACATCATCAGCATCAGGATCACGCTCACCAGCTGATACTACTTTTATAGTATCAAACGAATAGTCTTTACCGTTATATTTGTTAATAAGTTCTTTAAAACCTTGCACTCTATCTGAACCTACAACCATAACAACTTCATCATACTTTTTTTCTAGCTCTTGCAATACCTTTATTATAGTATTTGCTCTAGACATTTTAACAATGTTACCAAAAGCTTTTTTAGCGAATTTGACCTTATCGTCATAATCTATAGGGTCTTTGTTTTTATTTTGAGTATGAGACAGATAGATGAGAGGGTCGCCTTTGTGCACTCTAGCGACCGCTCTCACTTTATTTACCAGTTTTTCATGACCTGTTGTAGGAGGGTTCATCCTACCAAAGGTAAAAACTGCTGTAGGCATTATGTTTGATCAGAACCAGCTTGATGGTATGCACCATCGGCTAGGCTACTAATTTCACCACTAGTCAAAAAGTCTTCATTAGCGAAATTAACGTTAGATGCAGCTTCAATTGAATTCTGTGTTGCTGCTCTACCCATTGGCATTGCATCAAGAACTTCAAATGTATTAGTGCCATCATTACCTGTTACACCATACCCAGCACTTGATACTTGAACAGCAGTACCAAAAGTAGCATTAACACCGTCAACTACAAGAATGTCTGAGTCTGAAGATGCCTGAGGACCACCTGATGTAGATAAATTAGTGGTTGGTTTTACGTAAGTCATTAAGAGATCTCCTTTTCTTAATTAATATTTGGATCCATCGTATTTATCTTACTTCGAAATCCTGGAGACTCTCTATCAATAGCTTCATTTGATGCTTAGTAAAGAGTGACATTAAGCTGTTTATCGAACCTTTAGCAGGTAAGTTAAACGCTTCTAATATCTCTGACTTAAGATCTTGAGGAACTCTAGACAGGTCAATCATATCTCTATTACGAATAATACGACGAGCAATAGTAGTACCTAGAGCTTCTGGATCTGCCATTAACATATCCATCTTAGCTTTACGCAGAGGAGTCTGTCTGGCATTCTCTTCTACTAATACATTATCATCTGACATTACATTAGGAATTCCATCACCCATATCACCTTTAAGTACTTTAACTTCTAAGTCGGTAATAGGATCAACGTCAGGTTCTACCCATTTCTTCTGAATATTAGAGAACTGCTTGACGTTAGGATACTTCTGTAGCTGTACAAAGTCCTTATCTGGAGATACAATGACAGTAGGGCTAGGATCGTTCTTAGCTTCAATAATAGTTGCAATAACATCGTCAGCTTCGCAAGATTCTATACGAATGCAACGATAAGGAGAATAAGTTTCTACTTCTTCTCTAACATCGTTCATCATAGTAAAGATAGCATTCCAATCATGCTTAGACTCTTTACGTTGCTTCTTACGATTAGCTTTATACTGAGGAAATGTTTTCTTACGCCAGATATGAGTATGGTCCATAGCTATAACCATCTCGCCAAACTCGCCTCTGAATCGTTCGTTATATTGACGAATAATATTGAAGATCTGATGACGTACTAGTTCTGGTTGTTCTTGAAAGTCATCAACCCTAACCATAATAGACGACATCGCAATAGATGAATAATCAAGTAATATCAACGTAAGCTCCTATTCTACCATTCTTATCAGGTGTCTCTACATAGATATAACCGTCTGGAGGACTAATATCGTCACCTTCCCATACGGGTATAAAGACATTATTATTATAAGAGAAATCAGGATTATTTCTCAAATGAACCTCAATAAGTTTATCACCTATAAACTCACAGTTTACATAAAGCTTATTCTTAAACTGACTAATTATAGAAGGAAATGGAATTTTATAATCTATTTTATACCATTTACTCCATTTAGTTAAATCAGACTTAAATTGATCACCTGTAGTAGTTCTAACCCATTTACCTTTTTCATAGTCTACGCTATGATGTCTACCTTCAAACCACTCGCACCAAAAATGACCTACAGTAAGATGGTCAGTAACTTTATCTATCCAAACTTTTTCAGCACCTAAACCTAAACCTAATAAGTTAATAGGTGGACGAACTATATACCAACCTGGTGTAGGTACTTCAACTCCTATAGGACCACAATTATAACCTAACAAAGTTGATAGTTCTAGTTTGTTATAGATCCAAAGCTCATCAAGATTTAAATCTCTCCACTCTCTCTGGAAATCTTCTAAAGGCATGCCCTTCATGTCTACTCCCAGTTAATATCCATAATAGGTCTGGTATCAGTTTGTGGATTTGCGATAGCATCGTTTTGAGCTTCTATAGAAGTAGGTTGGTTTTCTAGATCAATAACTTTCATTTTAGCATAATCTACGTTTAATAACCAATTTCGTCTATCAGCTGGATCACCGTAGCGGTTCTTTAGCTGAGTAAATCTAATTAAACCTTCATCTCTTAGCTTATCAGTAGTGGTCATAGCAAAGAAATAATCAGCGGTCATAGGAAGACCAAAAGACTCTGATACAGAAGTTAGCTCTACATCAGCATCACTAAAACCTTGACGGTTAGTTTGAGTAGCAGTTAGTACAGGTACGTCAAACTCCATAGCTAGAGCTCTAAGCTCTTCAGCAGTAGATTTAATCTGTTCATAAGAGTTAGCCTGTTTATTAGCACTCATAGACTGACAGATATTAAGATAATCAATACAAACAAGATCAGGTACGAAGTCTTTTTTCTGCTTTAGCTCTTTTAGTAGAGCTCTAATATGACCAGCATGCGCAGATTTAGTAGGATATTCTTTGACTACAAGTTGACCTTTAGTTTTCATTTTAAGATTATCAAAGCGTTTAAGAAACGAATCCTTTGCTATAACTTCTAATTCTTCATTATTAAGGTTAAGTAAGTTCTGATCGATACGTTGAGCTATCTTCTCTTCAGCCATCTCCATAGTAACATACAATACGTTATGACCTGACTCTACAAGATTAGCAGTCATAGAGCACATAAACAATGACTTACCTACACCAGTACCAGCCATAATAACACCTAGAGTTTTAGAAGGAAAACCTCCTCTAAGAATATAATCCATATGCTCTAAACCTGAAGGAATCTTAAGCTCTTTGCGATTATAGAACTCCCATCTATCATCTGCTTCGTCTATATAATCATGACCTACAGATTTATCAAACGATGTAGATATAGCTTGAGTAAGTAAATCAGGTAACGCAGACATAGGAGTCTTTTTATCATCTCCACCGATAACGTTAACAGCTTTATATACCGCTTCTACAATAGCTCTTTCTTGACACCATTGCTCAGTTTTATTAACTAAGAAGTCAACTTTAGATATAGGTTCTACATCTGCATCTAATAGTTTCATAGTCTCGTTATAAACAGACTCAGTCAAGTCATTACGAGACTCTACTTCTATCTTTATAGCAGCTTGGTTAGGGGCATTATTATAGCTAGCATAATAGTTATAGATTTCTTCGAATATTATCCTTTCATGCTTCTCAGTAAAATAATCTTTTGTGAGAAAGGGTAATACTTTTTGACAATACTCATCACTTTTAAGCAGATTATATAAAATACCTTTTCTTAGTTCTGGTGAGTCAACTGCCAATTTAATAAGTCCTCTTTTGTATTAATCTCTGCGCATGGATCACTTGTATGCACAACACCTATTTGATAACCGTTCTGTAACCATCTTAGCTGCTCTAAAGATTCAGCCATCTCTGGTTCGTATACTGTAAGATGATTATAAGCCATTAGCGCTGATTTTTTATATGCATATATGCCTAAATGCCAATCACCATAACCAGTAATCCCTCTGGCAAACCATTGAGCTGTCATGAGATTATGGACTAATTTAACTGAGTTTGGATCTTGACGCTGCTTATCATTCATATGAGTATAGACAGTTGCTACATCATAGTTAAGTAAACGACCTATTAACATATCAAATACATGAGGAACGTCAACCATATCCCCTTGTACGTTAATAAAGTTATCATAATCTAACTCACGAGCAGCTTCAGCAACTCTAGCTGTTCCATTAACACAATCAGGACTTGTCATAATAGCTTTACCAGGAAACAATGATGCTATCTTTTTACTATCTGTTGCAACATAAACATCTTCTCTAGCATTAAAACAACAACACCAATGATGTACTCTTTGAATAAGGCTATGCTCTTTAGTCACTTTAGCTAACATCTTTTCAGGAAATCTAGTAGACTCTAATCTAGCAGGAATTACAACTGCAGTTCTCATACCATTTCTTTCATAATATCATTAATCATCTGTATAGCTACTTTTTCAAACATAACTCCATCTTCAGGCGGAGGAGTTAAAAACTCTGCTTGAAAGGTAACTTTATCATCACCTTCCATTTGCATATCAGCTGGACGCCAGATAGTATCTTTATACTTACCTGTTTTAATTTTAATCCATTCGCCGCCTTCCGGATCTAAAAAAGCTTCAAAGTTTTTAGGATTCGGCTTCATCGTTTACTTCCTCATCTTCTTCTATATCTTCTACAACAGCTTTCACTTCACTAATAGAAAAACGTTTTCTAATAGCATCAGCGTATCCTTCTTTAAATATGGGTAACCAAAAGTCTGCAGTATTAGTAGCATCTCTACGTTTTTTATCGGTTATGATTTCACCTGTTGTAGGGTTAAAACCTTCAAACCATCCATTAGCAGGTTTACGAATCCAACCGGTTTCTAGACCTACATCTAATAAACCAGACCATTTATTAATACCACCTTCCCAGCTAATAGATAAAGGCAGTCTAGTTTTTTCTCTTACAAACCTAGATTTATCTACACCAATCATAAAATTATAACCAGCTACATCTTTACCGTCTTTTTCTTGCTGGCGGCCCATAAAGAAGATTTGATTAGCTGAGTAGTAGATACCAGTACCACCAGACATAATCTCTTTAGGGAACAAACCAATCTCTTGATAGGTATGATTAATAACAATCATAGGCAAATCTCTAGTAGTCAAATACGGTGTACAGATTCTAAATAGAGATTTTAACGCTTTAGCCCTAGACATATCTGCTACAGACTTCTCGTTTAATGCGTCCTCCAACTCTTTCTTAGAAGCTAGATTGCCGACAGAGTCAATAACGATAATTACTTTCTCGTCTCTCTCAACCGCTTCAAGCTGCCTAGTAATATCAAACTTTAACTGTTCGACATGTTCAACAGGAGTGTGAAGGACTCGCTCTGGGTCTACGCTCATAGACTTTAGGTATTCGGGAGTGATACCAAACTCTGTGTCGTAGAGAAGACAAACAGCGTCGCTGTACTTCTTTAGATAAGCGCCTGCCATAAGCAGAGCGAGATTAGATTTAAAGTGTTTAGATGGTCCTGCAATAACAGTAAGACCTGATGATAGTCCGCCGTCTACACTTCCTGATAATGCTACGTTTAAGATAGGTACATCAGTAGGGCACATATCTTTCTTATTGAATAGTTTAGACTTTGAGAGTACCTCAGATTGCTTTACGGTTGAAGTCTTCTTCAACCTACTTAATAGATCGTTCATTTTATCTCCTAGCTGTTTTACATGCAGGTGCTACCTGTGTATATTATATATTTAATCGTTGAATTTTTCTTCTACTGACTTAATATGTTTGCATTTACGATAAGCAACACAATTACATTCAAAGCCCCAGTTAGTCATCTCAACTTGATAACTATCACCTTTAGAACCCGTAACAGGCCATACAACACCTACAAGGTGATGACCTTTAGTATTAATAATATCTGATTGATGACTGAAAGACATAACACCTCCTACGTTTCTATATTATCATTATAGGAGGTGCTATAGTTTTTTTATGTTATTTTGATAAAGGAATTAGGCCTTGTTCTACCAGTGGACCATCGGGATCACTTAATTTTAAGAACATTGCATCAAACTCTTCGATACCTGGAATAATACCAATATGCTCTTTCTTTATGTAGTAATACAATGGACGACTTACACCATATGAACCGTCAGCAATTGTTTCAAACTCAGGAAGAACACCGTCAATAGTTGCTGCATGAACTCTGTCTCTATTTTGATCTAGAAAACTAAATCCAAAAACACCTAAACGGTCTTCGTCTTTAAGAAGTTTTTCAATAATAAGATTATCGTTCTCACCCATTTGAACTACATGCTGGTTATCTGTACGAACTGCAGTACACATTTGTTTGTAACCATCTGCGCCTTTTTTAGGAAGACCCATTTTCTTACAAACTTCATGCATAATCAATTCTATAAAAGCATCACGAGTACCAGATGTTGTTGGAGGAATCATAATGTCAATTTTTTTGTTTGGAAGATCTGGATTAATGTCAGACCATTTTGAATAATCATTTGCTTTCCATCCACCATTACCATCTGGAATTTGAGCGGCAACAGCAAGAAAGATTTCTTTCTTAGTCAGACTATATCGTGTTCCTGCTTTACTACTACTAATTGTAATACCATCATAACCAATTAGTCTTTCAATTGGAGTAACACCAGCGTCAGCACACATTTTTGCTTCTTTTGGTTTAATTGCGCGACTTGAATTTGTAATGTCAGGAGAATTTGTGCCAACGCCTTTACAGAAGATTTTCATACCTCCACCAGAACCAGTAGATTCGATAACGGGTGTTTTATTTGATCCAAGTTGTCCAAATTTTTCAGCAACAGTAGTTGCAAATGGATATACAGTAGATGAACCTACGATAGAGATTTGATCTCTAGCATATGCAGATGTTGATAGCAAGATAGCTGCCATTGTTAGTACTAGTCTTTTCATGAGATACTCCTTTGTTAAGACGCAATATTTAAACAATATTATACATTTAATAAAGGATTTAGTATGGAACTTAATAAAACTTTAATACGATGCAACAACAGGTTTTTGAGTGCTTACACCTAACATGTCTGCCCAAGCGCTGTAATAATGTCTCATACCTACTTCGTCGTGAATAGTACTGTTCTCGTGCCTACCATGAAGAA